ATTAGAGCCATCAAAAGAATTTCCGTTCTCTTGTTTATAAACTTTACCGTCATAATCTCCGTGGACAACAACCTCTCGATTATTCATAAATCCAGAAGTGGCACAAGAGGTTCTAATCCCTTGGAGTCTTCCAAATTCCCATCCACCAGAAGCAGAACTTCCTTCACGAAGACCTCCAATCACCCCTCTACCAGTAGCAGTATCAGAAGCCTCAGAAATAAAGTATCTAAATTGACTTTTAGTTCTAATAACTGCAGAATCTAGATTATTTAGATCGTAGGAATTAATAATATCTTCAGTCAAAAAGTACTGAACTTGCTTGGAAACAGATGCCAACTGGTAATCATCATTCCTTTCTGTTGCAGAAATAGGTCTGATACCATCAGGTCCAAGAAATAGTAGATCGCCAGAGATTTCAATTACAGAGTCGGGGGCGATATTCCCAATATTCTTTGTAACATCATTAATCACAAAGTCAGCACCAGAAACAGAGATCGCGGAGATTTCATTGTATCCGAAGACAAACAAACGATCTCTAAAACTCTTAATCTGATTAACTTTGAAGCCTGTAGGTATCTGTCCACCACCTGCAGCAGCAGTCCAAGTCAAAGGGTCTTCAGGAGCACTATGAACAACAAGGTCATTCGTAGTAAAATCGGTGCTCAAGAAGATATGATTTTTGAATACAGCAACTGTTGAAGGTGCATCGATTAGTTGATCTCCACCTGGAGAACCTGCACCACCGGTTCCAGCAGAAGTTAGGGAATACCAAGTAGTCCCATTATACAGGACTGCAGGATTAACTCCATCAACAAAGATAATGTAAGATACGCCACCAAAAGAGAAAGTAGCATACCTAATCTTCAAAAGGGTGTTGGAACCATCTACTGTATTATGAGTGATACCAGAAACTACATCTTGCCAACCAAGAGTATTAGAGTACTGATAAAATTTGTAGGTGTCAGAACCCTGTTGTTTGCGAGCAGCAAAGAGTTGGTCAACACCATTGTTGTCCTTGTAGATCGCTACTCCAAAGATTTTACCTTCAGCATTTGTATCATCGACATCAGGAAAATTGGAGTCAAATTTTGTATAACCACTAATCCTACGGTATCCACCACTAAGTCCAACTTCATAGTTAAGAAGATCAGAAGCTCTACCAGGAAAATTGGTATCCATATTGAAATGGTTCAGAGAGGAATCATAACCTCCGGTACTAACTACTGCAGATGATACAATATTATCCATTAATTACACCCTATAGTTATCAGCAGCGTGCCTTAGACCACCAAAATTAATCATATTAGACCAAGCATTATCATCTCTTTTGATCAAGGTATTTCTAAGATCAGCGAAACTTCTATCTGCTTGTTTTTCCCAATAAGTAGCCTGTTGAGTATTATCCTTATACATATAGTAATGTTTAAGGGCGAAGTTAATAATGATGTAGTCATAGAGGGTAGGAATTACACAAGTATCATCATTAGCACTCATTTCAGTAGGTGCAGTGAAATACTCATACGTGATTGTATAATCCTGTTCAGGCATTGGAGTAACACCAAATCCACCTACAATTGGGTATACATACTTAGGTTTCCTTTGGCCACCATCAGGAATAGAGTCTACATGCTCAGATCGAAGGTACTTTAGGAACTCTTCTTCAGTAATATAGAGAAGAGCTTCAGTAGTAATACTATCAGCAGGAACGCCAGTAATCTTAAAGGAATTCCAATTAGGTATTGTCGTATCAGTCGGCCAAGAAAACTCGTAAGTAGAAGTAGTGGCGTTGGCAGTACCTGAAGCTTTAAGCCAAGTCCATCCAGTTTCCTTAACATTGATTTCAGCGACTGCAGCGATAATTGCGTCCTTTGCCATAGCTTGAACGTTCCGAGCAGAAGCAAAAGAAGTATCCGTAAGCTGAACCTCATTAAGGCGCCTAAGGAGCTTATTAGTAAGAACAAGAAAGGTACTGCCAGCCATTTGTCATCCTTTAAGAGTAGCTAAGCCACCATTCATTACGAAGGTGACAATATAAACTATTACAGCCGAAGCAACAGCATATGTGAGTTGCTTAGCGGTAGCTTTAATATCTTTCAATTCTTGCTCTAGAGTATCAAAACGTCTATTGATATATTCTTTGTCAACATCGTTTTTACCGATGAAGACATCAACAACACGTCTCCATTCCTCAAGAGCACTAATCCTTTGTTCGTGATTATCAACCATTAGTATCTCCTGTAATAGAAGAAAACCCTCCCCCATTCCTGAGAGAGGGTAATCCTAAAGGTTAATTAGGAACCGGGCTGAGCGATGGAACCACGATCCTGACGCGAGAGGTCTACAACGAGAGCATAGACTTCAAGCTTACCACCCGTGACCGTACCAGTCTGAGTAGCAAAGAGAAGATCGATAGTATCAGCCGTAGCAACTGTAACCGGCTCGTTTACACCAACCGGAGAAGCGTAGTCACCTACAGTAGCAGCCGGGAAGTCCCAACCGTCAACATAGTTGTCTACATCGCCACCGGTAATACCAATATCAATCGTAAGGTCCGTGGACGTACCAGTCATTTCAGACGTGCACTTAGCAAAAGCGCTAAGGACGGCATGATCCTTCGGTACACGAAGAGCTTCGATTACATCTGCCTGAGCAAGAGCAGAGCCCTTAGCCGTTACAGCAGCAGCGAGATCAACTTCATACCAGACAAGGTACGGAACCTTGAGGTTAGAAGTCTGGACCGGGGCCTTATTCGACCCCGTTGCCTGTGCCAGAGAAATAGTAGCCATTCAGAAATCTCCTTTATGAATTAGGCGTTGATGTTGTAGATTGCACGGATAAGACCCGTCGGACGGAGAATCTTACGACCGTACATGTGCATACCACGAACAACATCAGAGAAACCAAACGGCGAACGGAAGGTTTCAGTCTTGTTGATCTGTTCAGCGGTGGCAACAGCGGAGTCAATACCAGCTACGATAACACCGTAGTTAGCCGAGGAACCGTTGTTGTCAGCCGTACCCGGACCCGTACCAATGGTAGGCAGGTTGTTCGAGCTATACAGCTTAAAGCCACGAACCTTGTTGGACATGACCTTACCGTTAGAAAGCTGTTCGCCTTCCTGGAAGTCACGGTCCATGAACTTGCTGTTCTCGTCCATCAGGATTTCGAGGAACACCGGATCAACTACAACCCAGCGACCTCCCTTGTCTACGTTCTGCTGGTCAAGCAGACGGGACATACGGGAGAGGACAGCCAGCGGAGTAGCATCGTAAGTACCAGAAGTACCTACAGCGATGGAGTCCGAAGCGGAGCCACCCGATACAAAGCTAGCACGGGCAAGCTTATGGGTACCAAGCAGTTCGTCCGAGTCAGCAGAGCTTTCAGCCTTCGTACCAACAGCAGTCGTACGAGCAACCCAATCGCCATTGGCGTCAAGTTCAAAACCAGACATATAGCCAAGGATATCCTGGTCATAGCTATCTGCGAGCTTATACGCTGCACGGTCAGTTGCGAGGTCAAGCCAGTTGACATGGCTCTGCTTCTTTTCGATGTCGTCGATCTGGAACTGGAAAGCCTTCGCCCGATCAATGATCAGCGAGAAGTCCTCGTCTTCGAGGTCCTGCGAAGTCATCTGCTGGCCACGAGCGTAGTCGTAGACAGTGATATCCGGTTCTTTGATGATCTGAACAGAGTCACCGAAGTTAGAGATTTCACCAAAGTAGTCCGAGTTCGTAATGTCCTTTACAACCGAGGACTTACGAAACTGCTTCTGGACTTTCTGGGAGTAGATAGTCGGCGAAAATACGCCATTAGGAAGGTTATTATAACCAGGTGCACGATCAAATGCCATTTTAGTCTCCTTAAATATTTAATTTGAGTTGTTAATTCAGATTAAACACTTCATGGAGGCCATATATAGTTAGGTAGTCCAAGTCCCTAGGTTGGTGGACCTAGGGAATAGGGGCTAAGTATTATGGGTAGTCCTTTTGTATTTATTTCTGGTTAGTAGTCATCCTTATGGTTACCTGGCACCACCCGAGATATCCATAAGAATCCTACCCTTGCGCATAGCGGTCATGATTGCTTCTTCATTTGCATCAAACCAGCGCGGATTTTTCTTTGATTCACGTTCGATCTGGGACTCACTAAAGTCGTAGTCACCATGATCATCGATTGGATCAGCAGTTACAGGAGTGCGAACCACCTTGGCTGCATCCTTAGAGGAACCTTCGTCTACCTTAGACTTCTTTGTTCCTGCTTCCTGCTTATACATATTCAAAACAAATGCTGCCTTCTTAACATTAAGTTCATGAAGGATTGCATTTTGAATTTCTTCATCTTGCTTTTCGAGCCATTCAGCAAACTTCGGGTCCTTAAACAGTGCCTCACTATCAGGATGAATTTTCTGAAGCTCAAGCTTTGCCTCTCGAACAGTAAGCTCTCTCTGCTTCTCTTCAAATTCGGCGATCTTTTCATTAGTCGAGCGAGTAGCCTGATCAATACGATCAGCGACAATACTCTCTAGGATTGAAGCGAACTCAGGGTATTCCTGAGCCCAAGCAGCTACCTCATCCTTCGACTTGGGAGCCTTGATTTGGCCCCGGAGAGCCTGATCTAGTTTATTCTCAAGTGCCTTGATACGATCATCAGCATCTCGCTTGATTTGATCAAGGTGTCTACGAGCATCCCCGTACCTCTTTTTCCACGTTTCTTCCTCTACCGTCGTAGCAGGTTCAGCCATTAGCTTTTCGTGTTCTTCATTAGCCTTATCTTCTTCGAGTTCAGCCATTTCACGGGGATTACGATATTTAACCATTCATTTTCTCCTATGGGGCCACAAGTAGTTCCTAGGTCATAGCCTCGGAAGGTTATGGGTAGCCGGTTTATATTAAGTCCAACCATCGCTTCTAGAGCCAGAATAGCCATGACTAGAAGAGGTTGATTTAGATGTGGAAGATTTCGCAGAGTCAGCACCACGAGAGTAGCTACCAAATCCTGAGCTAGACCCAAGAGAACTCTTCCCTGAACTTCCAAAGCCCGAACTAGAGCCGATGGAAGAATAACCACTACGTCCAGAACTTCCATAAGAGCCTTTACCTTCGGAGCTACCGTAGGATGACCCACCAATTCCAGAAGAGTAGCTACCTCTATCTGAACTTGAGGAAGTTGATTTCCCATATTCCCCACTTCGCGAGGATGGAGATTTGGAAGACCTGTCCGCATTTTCATCTGACATCATACCTCGCGAAAGATTAGAGCCAGAGAATTGCGAAGACGACGAAGTGTTAAAGTTAGCCTTAGCCGAAGCATAGGCACCTGTACCCAAGCCTGTAGAAGTTGGCTTGGAAGCCTTTTGTTGAGTGTCTGCGGTAGCACTAAGGTTAGAACCAAATGCCCCCTGATAACCTCCCATAAACCCGAAGGTATGGGGACCAATACTAGTCACTCCTTGCAAATCTTGTCCCCATCCAGGAGAAACAAGAGATGCATTATAGTAATGAGTATACCCAAGATTTCCTTTAGGATCAGCGATATAATCATTTACTACTTTATCTAGAATAGACTTCTTTTGTCTATAATTATTCATTGCAGTATTAGCTGCAGTATCTGTATTCCAAGTAGAATATTGGTTCGGCGAAAGGACTGCCTCTTTGATAGAGCCATACTGATTTCTCCTATTCTCCATAGTGGAGAGGATACCTCTTGCCTCTTGAATTCCTTCAGGAGTATCAAGATCAGTTTTAGAGAAATCAATTTCACCAGCAAGAGTGGCAGCCATCAAGCGTCTATCTTGGTCAGTGAAAGATGTAGGTCTAGAAAGGTCAACTGCAGCGTTCGCTGAAGGTCTTACCATCTGTTCTGTAGCAGCCGGAGCAGAAGCAATCATAGTACCAAAACTAGAAGGTCTAGGAGTAGGTGTAGGAGCTACTTCGGGAGCAGCCTCAAGACCCTCTTTCATAGCCTCTCTCCAAGCACTAACGATACTCATACCTTCAGTAGCTTGCTTATGTTTATTCAGTTCTCCATGACCAAAGACACTCATATCGATCCCGGGATATGTAGCTCTCATATCATTGATAAAATCCATTCCAGCATTAATCTGTTCAGGAGTTATATCTTTATCATCAAGTCCGATAACCTCAATACCAAGAGTATTACTGTTGTTCAAACCTATAGGAGAGTTCCTCATGTGAGCTACACGAGTACCGTCAGGGGCAGTCTTATAGATATTCCCTTCACGATCCATTACGTAGTGAACACCTAAGCCACGCTCGTTAAGGGTATTAACAACACCCTCAGGAGTGCCACGACCTCCTGTGTGGTGGACTGTAATGCCACTGACATCCTTCATCTTACGAGAGCCTGTATGTAGTCCAGACACATCTTCGTATCCAAAAGCATCCTTTTTAAAGGAAGGGGATAGGTCCATAAGACCTAAACCACCATTTCTAGCAGCAACGGCATTAGATGTCAGAGACCTACGCTTAGACTGGTCAGAGGCGATACTTTGCCTTTTCCTTGCCTCATCAGGAGTAAGGTTAGTTCTTTTAGGGGTATCATCTTCTTTATCAAGAAGTTTACCACCAGCTACAGAACCTACGACACCTCCAATAGGTCCACCCACCATAGAACCAGCAATCCCACCTACGAAATTACCGATATCCTTACGGGTAATTAGACCCTCTTTCTTTGTCTCTTCAGCTTCAAAACCTACAGGATACGACCTGCCATTAATAGTTACATCACCAAGCTGACCGGGACCAAGACTTTTCTCAGGGGTCTCGATACCTATAGTCTTACGGGCATCCGCAACTACTGATGCATTATTTAGCCGGCGGGCAGCATCAAGACCTTTTGCTCCAAGTCCAAGCATTCCGGGAAGAGACTTAGCAAGATCGAGTGCTCCAATTTCAGAGATATACTTTCCAGAACCTCCTACCTGTCGAGCAACCTTAGCTTCAGGCGATTTAGGGTCAAGGCCGTGATAGTATTCTCCACTTCTCTCTTCCTTATTAGGCTGTTGGTCAATCTCTTTCTGAGCTTTTTCAACTTCCTCCTTGGGGAGAAGATTAAGTTCCTTTAGGTTCTCGGAGAACCCATCCATAACATTATATTTACTAAGGTCAGTAACTTCATTACCCTGCTGGTCAATAAAGTAAGTTTCAAGCATACCATCATCTTTGAAGCGTACCCTACGCATTGCATAGGGCTTCTTCGGATCAGGCTTCTCTTGTTTTACTTGATCCTGAGCACTAATGATGGTATAACCCTTAGTGTCTTTTACAGGCTTATTTGTTGCAAGGTCGATAATTTCTACTTCTGTAGAGCCATCAGCCTTTCTTTTTACCTTCCTTACAGCAAGTTTCTCAGCCATTCATCAATCCTTCGCGTTTAGGACTTCGTCTCTAAGATGTTTAAATCTCCGTAATTCTTGAATTGCACCACGGTATGCTTCTTCCTCAGGAGATTTATAAACAAGAGACTCCTTGAGGTCCTCAACTCTGAGAGTCAAGTAAACCTCAAGGGCATCCATAGCCTGTTTATTATTCACCAGAGGCAGTATTTTTTCTGCTTCTTGTCTAGTCATTATTGTGCAGGTTCTCCTGTACCTTCAGGTCCTGAGAATCCCGGTTGACCCGGAGGGGGAGCAGCACCTGGACCAATGTTTCCATTACCATTTTGAGTAGGATCACTTGGGCTAGGAACTCCACCTTGAGGACCTTGAGCATTAGGGTCTTGCGGAGGCATACCCATAGCTTCAGCATTTTGCCTCATAACCATTGCTTGTATCTGCGCAGCACGAGGATCATTGACGATTTTATCCTCATCAAGATCAAGAGAAGCGGCATACTCACGCAGGATGTAATCCCAACGAATGAACGGGGCCATCGAAGGATTAGGCGCTGCGAACTGTGCCAATTGAAGTAGCCGCTGGGAACGAACTTCATTCCTCATGAGAGACTCAGTACCCTTAGCTACAATAGAGAGATCACCAACAAAATCTTCTTTGAAGTTGAACTGCATATTGAAAGCAAAGAGAGCCTTGCCTAGTGGAGCAAGCAGATAGTCATCAATGTTTCTGACAACAGCCTTGATATTCTGAGAGGCAGCACCCATAAGCATGGACATACCTGCAGCAGTCCTGTTAACACCTTGAATGCCAGTCATGCCATGAGCATAGGAGGGCATACCAGTTGCTTCGTCTGCAAGCTGTCGAGCTTTATCGAAAAGCATCAAAGTCTCTTGAGTAGTATTGTCGATCTTGATGTTATTGATAGCCTGACCCGGAGGACCATTACTTCTACGGAAGACTTTACCAGGGAACATCTCCATAGACTGTCCTGGAGTGAGTAGGTCCTCATTAACTTCAAGAAGGACGTTAGAAGAGAGTGCAGCATTGTCTACAGCCAGACGAATAAAACCATTCATCAAAAGCTGGGTGTCAAGCATATTCTCTGCAACACCAATACCGAAGAACGAATATGGATTCAGTTCATAGGGTACGACGTTGTACGGAATTCTTGTAGGGGTAAAGGGATTAAATACCAAACGGAGGATGTGATTACCTGATATCCAAGCGTTAATCTGGACTTGATCGTGGTCTTTGAACTCCTTCGGAATTTTAATGCCATTTTCCTTAGCAATTTCCGTATCAACGACGCCCCAATACTCAAGAACTTCCCAACGCTCCCAAGTAGTCTCATCGGAAGTCTCGTCTAGAGCACTCTCCCAATATTCTTCATTATAGTTAGGACCTTCAGCGATGAGGGCATCAATCTGTTTACCCCTGAAGAACGGTCTTTTCTTTAATTGCCTGAGGTCCGTACGACTAAGGCGATGTCTTTGGATAAACTTCTCTGCTTCAGCCATATTACGTGCATCAGCGTCAGGGTAAGCATCCCAAATAGAAACATGTTCAACATGAGGAATAGTCCTTATTTCAGGATTATAAGCACCTTCTTTATCCCATCGAGGATATTCTTTATCCATCGCAAACGGGCCTTTATACACCCCAGTACCGAAGAGACACATCTCAAATACGGTATGTCGCAGGGAAGTAGGAGCATTAGCCTCGTTAAGTTGGTCCTGAATCTCTCTTTCCATAGCCCTTGCTGCATCCTTAGCAGGTTCAAAGGTCATAGAAGTAGGTGTAAGACCTGTACCAGACTTCAATTGCTCTGCAACAGGCTCTAGAACCTTCTGTTTAGGTCCAAAAAGCTTGGCAATATGGGGGTCCATCTGTGGATGACGCGGTTCCGGACCCGAGGGGGCTGCTTGAGGGTCAATATGGACACTCTCTTCCACGCCAACTGGTGTATTTGAAGGTTCAATTCCAATAGGAAACTTATTTCCAGCGAAAAGAACATCCAAAATCTGCGCATAAGCAGCTAGAACCTTAGTTTTTGTAATCTTAATGAAAGCTTGAGAGCGTTCAGAAGACGAAAACTGAGTAGTAGGTCCATAAAGACCTCTAAAATTACGATAACAGTCGAGCCAACGTTGCTCATCTGCCTGTCTTTTTCTCTTAGAGCGACCAAATTCCTCACGAATAGAGGAAACAAGACGAGAATACTTAATCATATCCTCACCAGTGTCAGAAGCCTCAGCTACGGAGACAGCCGAAGATGGATTACTTGACGTTTCTACTGTCAAATCATCACTAATTGGTAGCTCATCCA